TCTTATCATGTAATAAGCAGTTATTCTATTGTATCTTCTACCCCAATGAGATTTAAACAATGGTTCTTTATCACGTCTATTTTTGACAAAATCAGCAATAAGCCTTTTTAGTTTGTCATTAAGCGGAAATCTTTTGTATTTTCCTGTTTTCTTTTCAACTATTTGGACGTAGTTTTTTCCTCTAACATCGCCCACGTTTAGAGCAACAATATCAGAAATTCTTAGCCCACAATTTGTGCCAAACACAAAAATTAAATGATCTCTAGGATTTTGTTTTTCAAGATATCGTTCAACTTTTTCAATATCTTTTTTATTCCTAATTGGTTCTACGGTAGTCATATAACCCTCCTTTCTTTTTATCTACCAAGTACAATTGTCAAACAATTAAGCTAACTAAAAAACTTTTCGGTAGATTCTAGGATTTCTTCAAAATCTTCATCTGTTAATTGAAGATATGGTCTTGCAGGTATCTCTGCAGAGTGATTTTTGCCGGCAATGCCGCCAAGTTGATGAATTGCTGCATAAGTAAGGTTTGAACCAATAACGGCTGATTCATTGTCATAATAAGTATTAACTGAACTTACAAGCTGACCTGAAACTTGTAAAATTTGACCGGGCCAATGTCCTTTTCTTTGGCGTTGTTTTTTTGTGCGTGGTTTTAAATCTTCCCATTTTGGTCGGCCTTCATTTGCAAAATTTTCTTCTGCAGAGTAAGCCATAACTCCTGCAATATTTTTCATTAAAGGCTTTAGATTCTCGCCACGCTTAGCTAAATCAAGTAGTTTTGAATTAACTTCTTTATTATCGATTTTGATTTTAATAAAATCATCAGGCATTTTTGAAAAGGTCCTTAATCGGATAATTCGCAATTAAAAGTTCTTTAAAAATCTTTTTTCTTTGAGTGCCAGGAATATTATTTATTCCATTAACACGTTCAACTTCAACGATTTCAAAATCGTTGTACAACTTTCTAATTTCAGGACTATCGTCATAAGAAAGAAGGAAACGCCCTTTTATATTTTTTAAAGTATTTCTCAATCTTTCATCATCAAATTCTTTTCTCACAACGCCATATTTATAGCCAACTGTATAAGGAGGATCACAATAGAAAAATGCGTTTTCGTGGTCATATTGTTTGATAAGAGTTTCAAAATCTCTATTTTCAATCATTACTTTATCAAGTCTTTCATGTATTCCATCAATTTTATCCAATACATTTTTTTGAGATTTACAAGCTCCTCCAGACTTTTGTTTTGTAGTTCCAAATGTTCTGCAGTTGCCACCAAAAGAACGCGTTACAATAAAGAAAAATTGAACAGCTTTTTGAATATCTGTAATAAAAGTTCCATTCAAGAATTGGAAAAACATCTCTCTTGAACCTAATAAATATTTAATTTCATCTTTAAATGCCTGTGGGTGATATTTTACAATTCTGAAAAGATTGACCAATCTGCCATCTAAATCGTTGTATATTTCTAAATTAGCCCATTTATCCTTGTAAAACAAAACCCAAGCTCCACCACCAAAAGGTTCAATATATGAATCTATATTTTCAGGGATAAGTTTTGCAATAGTTTTTCTTAACGCTTTTTTACCGCCTATCCAACCAATAAAACTGTAATGATTTTTATTTTCTTTTGTCATTAAAACTCCTTTTTATATCTTTCAAACAATATTTGAACGCCGTTTAAAAGGCGTTCAATTGCAAATTATTCATCTATTAGCCCAGAAGCTGGATTGTGTGACCATCCGACATCAGGGGCTATTTTTTTATTCGTTAGTGGGTCCGTATAAACTGTTACAGGTTTATACTCTCCAGATTTTTTGGAGACTAACCTATCTTCTTGTGATAACAAGCCTTGTGAAGAATATGGTTTTATTTTCTTTCGTTTTAAATTTCTTTCAGAAAGTGCATTAACTCTGCAACGGCACCGCCAACCATTAGGGGGATAAAAAGAATTCCAAAAGGGATCATCATATCTAAAAACAAGTCCATGAAGTTGCGCGTGCTCCGGTCGAGTTTTTGAATCAAGAACAGCTACATATTTATCCTCCTTAACCATTGGTTCCAGAAATTAAATAACCGGCTTCAGCACCAACTAAGAATGGTGTATAAATATCTGTTGCACGAATGTATTTAACTTTGTTACCTTCTGCAGTGTATTCATCAATTTGAAGTGCGTCTTTTTTGCGTACTGTATAAGCAAAAGACGGGTCAAATTCTGTTCTTGAAGCACCAAGATTAGGAACATATGCAAGAACAATGTTATCTTTCCATACACGTTCAAATTCGTTCTTTTCATTGGCAAAAATAGCTTTTCCAATATATATATTTTCAATTTCAAAAATTTCTTTCAAGAAATCGAGTGTAACCAATTTGTTTTTGCTATCTGAAATTAAACCTTTTAACTGTTCATTCTTCTTTAGGGTTTGCCATGCGTCTTGACCGATAATCATTGTATTAGGGTCCTGTGCTATTTTCTTAGAAACAGCATTTTTTGCGTCATCAATAACACCTTGCGGATCTGAATTTTTATCAGTAAAACAAGATGTTCCAGAAAGAATGATTTTATTATCTGCTGAATAATTATCAGGACTTTGAACTAAATCTGCACATTCTTTTTCGTGTTTTAAGTGCAACCCCTCTGTAACAACATTTGTTGCATGAAGTTGCAATTTTACTTTTTCAGCTTCTTGTTCTTCTCTGTAATCGATTGGATAAGACAAATCATTTTCAGTTAAGGTTTTAGGGTGTTTTTTGAATCCTTTAGTACTAATTACATTTGAGTTAGCTCTAATTGCACGTTCTGTGTTATAAATTTGGAACGCTTCCTTGTTGAACTCAAAAATATCAATTTTTTCTTTTTCGGAATAAATAGTCGGGAATAGGTATTGAGCAACAAAGGCATTATTCTTATAACCACGAGCAACTTCCGATAAATACGCATTAACGCGCAATTCTTCAAGTCTTCCCATTTAAACTCCTTTAATGTTTTGGGGTGATTTCTAAATATCTAGTTTTAGAAGTGCTTCTCTAAAAGAGATTCCTTCTTTTTCTGATAATGCTTTTGCTTCCTTAAAGATTTCTAAGCTATCTTCATCAGCATTTGCAAATTTTTCAGCACCATCAGTTTTGGCAAATTGCTTTTCTTTTGTAGCAGTTTCACCGAAAGTAATTTGGGTAGGTAAGGATTCGATAAAAGATTTAAAGTCATTAATGACGGTCGAATCCTCACCAAATTTTTTGACATAATCTAATTCTTGCAAAACAGCAAGAACAACATCTTTATTTGCAGGAACTAAAATGCCTTTTTCGATTTGTTTATCGATAAATTCATCAAATTCACGCTTTTTAATAGCCGTTTTTATGTCGTTCAATTCTTTTTCAATTTCTTCTTTACCTTCTGCTTTTTCTTTGAAAGTCGCAACTTCATCATTTAAAGCAGAAATTTTTTCTTTTAAAGATTTGATTGTTTCAAGTTTTTTGTTGTTTTCTTTAAATGTTTTTACTTGTGCTTCTAAATCTTCAACCTGTTTTTTAAGATTGTTTATTTCTTCTTCTGAAAAATTTTCAGTCTCATTTTCACTATTAAATTCATAAGTATCTGATTCTGATTCCATAAATTTGATAGGTTCTAGGCCTTTGACTTGTGGTGTTGCTGCACCTAAGAATGAGACAGCTTTTAAATAAGCACCTTTACCTTCAAGATTTCTATATAATTCAACAGAAACTTTTTTGTATTTCCCTGAATTGACATCTTTTTCAAAGGCTTCCGGTATATCTTTGAAACTAACTTTTAATTTGTCATTTTCAGCTACAACTTTATCAACCCATCCATATGCAGGCCCACTTTGTTGATGGTCGATTGTAATTGGGGCTTCACAAAATTGTGGATCATAATTTTTAGCAATTTCTGCAATTTCTTTTTTAGTAAACTTTCCTTGTGGATAAGTTCCTGCTTTAAACACTTCAAAAAATTTCATTAAATTTTTAACTCCATTAAATTTTATGTGGGGGATTTGTTTTTATACTCTTACTTTAACGATTGCTACAAGCGTGTTTCAAATGAAAATTTCACATATTTTTGCGTGTATTTTTCATTTGAAAATGTTTATATGCAACGGATAAACTGAAAATAAAAAACTAAGGAGTTTTATGGAAATTTTTAGTCACTTAACCCCATTTGTTGAAAGTATTGGTTTCCCAGCTTTAATATTTGCAATTTGGTATTTATATCACCAATCACATATTAAAACTTTCACAAAGATTATTGAAAATAATTTTGCAATCTTAAAAGAATTATTGGAAACAAACCAATATCACACCGCAATTCTTTCAAGAATGGAAAGTAAAATTGATAATAATTTATATTGCCCAATCTTAAAGAAAGAGGTGTCTTAATGAATCCTGAAAGATTGCAGTTAAAAGGATTGCTTGCTGAAACAAAAAAACGCTTCCGTAATTTAGATACGGAAGCGTCAGGTTTGATTGTTTTAATAAGAACTTATTTAAACCCATATGAAGATATTTTAAATCTTGATACTGAAAAGATTTTAGCAAGTGTTCAAAGATTAAACATAATTCATTCAGAGATGAAAACATTATCTGAAAAAATTAAAAAATTGGAGTCTGAACTTGAATAGCAAAGAGTATCTAGCTAATGAAGCTGAACGGCTTTATTTATATGAATTTCTTACAACAGAAGAAATTGCACAAAGATTAAATGTAAGCAGAAGAACTATTACAACTTGGAAAGAAAAGGGCGATTGGACAAATAAACGCAAAAAATATCTCCAATCAAAACAAACATTTCATGAAGAATTATATGAATTAGCACGTAAGTTAATGAATGGAATTGCTGCAGATATTGATGCGGGTGAAAAAGTGGATCCAGGTCGTATGTATGCTTTTTGCAGAATGTTACCAATGTTTGTAAAAGTTAAAAGTTATGAAGATTTAACGACAAAAAAAGAAACAAAAAAATCAAATAATAAGGGGCTAACTGATGATATTGTAGCTCAAATTGAAGAAGATATTTTAGGTATAACCCCAAATGACAGAAATAGTGAAGAAAAATAAAACCCCATTCTTTTTACCCTATCAAGTTCGTTGGTTAAACGATAACTCAAAGGTAAAAATATGGGAAAAATCAAGAAGGATAGGTGCGACATATGTACAAAGTTATGAAGATGTAAGAGACTGTATAAAAAAATCTGTTCCGGCAGTTTGGTTTTCTTCTGCAGATGAATCAGCAGCGCGTGAGTACATTGAATATTGCGAAAAATGGGTTAATTTATTCAATGTTGCAGCAAAACATTTAGGCGAAATTGTTATCGATAAAGAAAAAGATGTAAAAGCCTTTGTTATTGAATTTGCAAATGGTACAAAAATTCATGCGTTATCATCAAATCCAAAAGGATTCCGTTCAAAAGGTGGTAAAGTTGTATTAGATGAATTTGCATTTCATAACAATCCGGTTGAACTTTGGAAAGCTGCTAGACCTTGTATTACTTGGGGGTACCCATTAAGAATATTATCTACACACAATGGTCAAAATTGTATGTATTACAAGTTTATAGACCAAGTGTTAAAAGGTAAATTAAAATGGAGTCATCACAAAGTTCCAATACATCTGGCAGTAGAAGAAGGTTTAGTTGATAAGATTTTTGGAAGAAAAACAACTGCTAAAGAACGCGAAGAATGGTTAGAAGAACAACGTCAAGATTGTTTTGATGAATATACCTGGCTTCAAGAATTTTGTTGTGTAGCAATTGATGAAGCGTGTGCGTTTCTTCCATATAATTTGATTTCAACTTGCGAAATGCCTGATGTCCTAAAGTCATTAGAAGAAATAAAAGGTGATTTATATGTTGGAATCGATATTGGAAGAAGAAAAGACTTAACTGTTATCTGGTGTTTAGAGAAATTAGAGAAGAGTAGTGCTTGCACTAGCTCTTTCCACGAGTGAGGAGCTAGAAGCTCCGCGTATATTAATATATTGTTCCATAATTACCTCTTTTTCTTCTGTAATTATGGCGCGTTGTGAAAAATATTTAAGCGTATTGCTAACTTTTGCTAATGTAAATTTTTCCTAAATTAAAAGAAAATAATTCTTGTTTTATTTGAAAATTTTATTACCAACTTTTTATTAAAAAATTACCAAGTTCAAATTAAAAATTACCGACTTTGAATTTTGAAATGATGTTGCCCCAAATTCCTAAACTGTTCCAAAATTCGCAAACTAAAAAAGAAATCCAATTATATCTGAATTTCAGGTGGGGAATTTTGAATTCTTAAAGTGGAATCAAATGAGAAATTTGAGCAGTTTGAGAATTTAAATTCTTGTCAAATTTTCCAAGATAAAATCCAATAAAATCAAGCCTTTTAGAGAAAATTCCTAAACTGTCTCGAATTCCTAAACTGCTCGGAAAAATACAATTGTTTTGCTGAGAGGGAGCCGTGCGCTAAAAGAGCAAAATGTGAATACTTGAACATTTTGCGATTTG